GGCAAGTGGTACACCAAGTACATCCTTGGCCCTGTCTTTACTGACACTGAAGAAGCCACTGCTGCTGAGCAGGAGGCTGCTTACAAGGCCGCTAAAGATGCTGAACAGGCTAAGTCTGTGCGTCAAAGCCGTGGTGAGAAGCTCAAGGACAGTGATTGGACTCAGGTTAATGACGCTCCTGTGGATCAGGCTGCATGGGCTACATACCGTCAAGCCTTACGTGATGTCACCTCGCAAGAAGGCTTTCCTTGGACAATCACTTGGCCTGAGCAACCATAAAAATAATACAAATACCTATTGACAAATAGCTTATAATGTGGTATACTATTGTCTATATTTAAAGGAACATAAGGATGGCTTCGACCTATTTACAACTGGTTAATAACGTACTCACAAGGTTGCGGGAAACTGAGGTATCTTCAGTTGAAGACACTCCTTATAGCTCCTTAATTGGTGTGTTCGTTAATGACGCTAAACGGGAAGTAGAGGATTCATATGAGTGGAATGCTTTAGCAGCTACCATTGTAGTCCCTACTGTTCCCGGTCAACGTAATTATACACTGACAGGCTCAGGTGAGAGATTTAAGACAGAGGATGTGATTAATGACACAGAGGATGTTCCTATGCGTCAAGCTGCACAGACTTGGCTTAATCGTCAATACTACACAGGTACTGTGCAAGATGCTGCTCCGTGCTACTACAGCTACAATGGTGCTACAGCTTCAGGAGACTCTAAAGTAGACCTTTGGCCTCGACCTGATGCTGTATATCAGATTCGCTTTGAGTTAATCATCCCTCAAGTTGACTTGGTTAACAACAGTGATAACTTAATTGTCCCTGCTCACTTGGTACAGCTCTTGGCCTACGCTAAGGCTGTTGGTGAACGTGGTGAAGACGGTGGATCAGCCTTTGGTGAAATCTATCAGCAGTATCGCTTAGCTTTGGCTGATGCTATTGCCATTGAACGTAACCGATACGACGATCAGGTTGTCTGGACAGGTGTTTAATCATGGTAGCTAAACTCCTAACGACAACTATTGCTGCTCCCGGCTTCAAAGGAGTCAACACCCAAGACTCTTCCGTTACGTTAGAGGATGGGTTTGCTACTGTAGCTAATAACTGTGTCATTGATAAGTTTGGTCGTATTGGTGCTCGTAAGGGTTGGATACCTGCTCACGATTTCAATGAAGCTTTAGGCACAGCATTAGTTAAGTCTATTGATGAACTGATTACTGTAGCTGGTACTTCTTACGTTGTTGCTGCAGGTAACAATAAGTTATTTAAGCTAGTAGGCTCTACTCTGACTGAGCTGACCTACGGCGGTGGTGGTACAGCTCCTACGATCACAGACAGTAACTGGCAGATGGCTCCATTAAACAGTTGCTTGTATCTGTACCAAGCTGGACATGATCCATTGGTGTTTGATCCTACTGTAAGTACTACTACTTATCGCCGTATCTCTGAGAAGTCAGGCTACGTAGGTACAGTATCTAATAACAACTGTGTGATCAGTGCTTATGGTCGTACATGGAGTGCTAGTAACAGTACCAATAAGAGTATCGTTCAGTTCTCTGACGTACTCTCAGGACACGTTCTGAGCACAGGTACTGCTGGTACATTGGATGTATCTCAGGTATGGCCTGCAGGTGGTGATGAGATTGTAGCCTTAGCTGCTCACAATAACTTCTTGATTATCTTTGGTCGTAGACAGATTCTGATCTACGCTAATGCTAACAACCCTAATGAACTTACATTGTCTGATGCTATTACAGGTACTGGATGCTTCGCTAGGGACTCAGTAGTAGTTACAGGTGGTGATGTCTTATTCTTGTCTGATGCTGGTGTGAAATCATTGATGCGTACCATTCAAGAGAAGTCAGCACCTATGCGAGACATTAGTGCTAACGTCCGTGATGAGTTAGTCTTTGAGATTACCTTAGAAGACCCTGATGAGATTAAGGCTGTGTATTCCGATAAGGATGCCTTCTATCTGTTGTCTTTACCTGCTCGTCAGTTAGTCTACTGTTTTGATATGCGTATTATGCTTCAGAATGGTGCTAACAGGACTACGACATGGGATGGTTTAGTTCCTACGGCTATGAAGTATCTTCGTAGTAAGGACTTATTGATAGGTAAAGCTGGTTATATTGGTAAGTATGATGGACATAAGGATAACACAGATAGTTACCTGATGCGTTACTATACCAACTACTTTGACTTCCAAGCCCCAACAGTTATCAAGCTTATGAAGAAGGTAGGGGTTACAGTCATTGGTGGTCAAGGCTACGGTGTAGTGTTAAAGTTTGGATTTGATTATTCAGACATTCTTAACAGCCGACAGTTTTCCTTGGCTAATGCTGCTGTAGCTGAATACAACATTGCAGAGTATAACATCGGTGAATACGGTGGTTCTGCTTTCGACAATAAGATTATTAACATTGGCGGCTCAGGTAAGGTTATTCAATTAGGTTTTGAAACCATTGTGTTTGAGAAGCCTATCTCCATCCAGAAGCTAGACGTTTACGTTAAAACAGGAAAGACTCGCTAACATGGCTAACTATACAAAATCAACTAACTTTGCTGTCAAGGATGGATTACCAACAGGTAATGCTAACAAGATCATCAAAGGTACTGAGATTGATACTGAGTATAACAACATTGCTTCAGCTATTAGCTCTAAGGGTGATGCTAACAATGGTGCTTTTACAGGCACTACAACTATGGTTAACCTGACTGTATCAGGTACTTTTAATGCTACAGTGGATGGAGGTACATACTAATGGCTGACTTTAATTGGACTTCTCTATTAGGCCCTACTCTGCAAGGTGCTGCTTCAATATATGGAGCTAACCAAGCAGCAGACGCTTCTCAGGCAGCAGGAACACAGGCTGCTCAAATGTCTCAGTTCCGTCCTGTAGGTGTTACTACTCGCTTTGGTAAGTCAGGCTTCCAGTATGGCCCTCAGGGTGAATTGGTAGGCGCTGGCTATCAAGTAGCTCCTGATGTCGCAGCTATGCGTGAAGGCTTGATCGGCATGGCTGGTACAGGCCTGTCACAGGCTCAACAGGCCCAAGCAATGCAACCGGGAATTACTGCTGCAGGTCAAGGACTGTTTAACTTAGGTCAACAGTACATTGCTCAGACACCTCAAGGCGCTGCTCAGCAGTACATGACTCAACAGCAGGGTTTGTTAGCTCCGGGTCGTGAACAGCAACTGGCACAGTTGACTAACCAACAACAGCAACAAGGTCGATTAGGTCTTGCTACTGGTGCTACGACAGCAGGCTACAGTGCAGGTGCTCCCGGCTTACAAGCTGCTAACCCTCAGATGGCTGCTTACTATAATGCCTTGGCTCAGCAGGATGCTCAGTTGGCTGCTCAGGCTAACCAAGCAGGACAACAACAGATTACATTCGGTCAAGGCTTGATGACAGGCGGTATTAACCTGAACAACGCGGGCTATGGTATGCAGTCTAATGCTTTGACTCCTTATCAGAACCTGATTGCACAAGCTCAGCAAGTTGAAGGCTTAGGTCAGAATGCTCTGACATTAGGTACAGGGTTAGGTTCTCAAGTAACCGCCGCTGCACAACAAGCCGCTGACTTCCAATATGCTGCTAACAAAGCAGCTAATACAGTCACTTCCACTGCAACTGCAGGAGCTTTGAAAGGTTTAACCGATCCTATTGCTCAATTGCTTGCTAGTTTGAAATAAGTAAGGAGATATTATGGCTTTACCTAGTTTATTTTCTGGCGTAGCTGGAGGTATGGACGAAGCAGCAATGCAACGACAGCTAGACGCACAACGTGGTGCAGAAGTAGCTAAGCTTACTCCTGCCCAGATTTATGGTCAAATGGCTTATCAAGCTGGCTCAGGTTTAACACGGGGTGTTGGTGGTCTTCTGGGCGCTGATATGATTGATCCTGAATTAAAGCGTAAATCACTGCGTGCTCGGATTGTGTCTGAAATTAATCCTGAAGATACAGCTAGTGTATCTCAAGGTATCATGGCTCTTCAACAAGCAGGCTTTGCTGAGGATGCCTTGGCTCTTACTTCAAAGATGGCTGAGTTAAAACTGAAGAAAGCTCAGACTGCTAAAGAAGAAGCACAGATTGTCAGTCAGGAAGCTCAAGCCGCTAAGGCATTAGCTGAACAAGGTAAGATTCTTCGTGGTGAAGCTAAAGATGAACAGCTTCGTGCCGAACTTGCTGCACTGCCGATGGATGCAGATGACAAAGCCGTTGAGTCTGTTGTCCGTAAATATGGCAAACCTGATGACATCTTTAAGACATTAGAGCGTAAGTCTACAGCAGAAGCTAACCGTCTTGCTAAAGCTGAGTTAGAGCGAGAGAAAGCTCAACAACGTGAAATTGAGAAGCAGCGAGATATGGATTTCAAAATGCAGTTAGCTGCTATGAATCAAGCTACTCGTTCTTCTCTGACAAGCGTTCAACGTGAAATTGCTCAGACACGGTTAGATGAACTTAAATCTAAACAAACAGACAAAGAAGAGAAGAAAGAAGCAGCTAAGCAGTTTGCAATTAATCATGCTGGTAAGGTTGTACAAGACGTAGCAGCAGCTAAGTCCTTAGTTTCTGGTACTACTTCTGGATTGACAGGTAAAGCAGCTGCTTTTGTTCCCGGAACTGATGCTTACGATTTACAACAACGTCTGCTCACAATTAAAGCTAACTTAGGTTTTGATCGTCTACAACAAATGCGTGATGCTAGCCCTACAGGTGGTGCTTTGGGTCAAGTTGCTGTACAAGAATTGCAAGCTTTACAAGCTACAGTAGGTTCGTTAGAGTTAGGACAGTCTCGTCAAGAGTTACAAAAGAACTTAGATAAGATTGATCTTCATTATAACAATTGGTTGAGAACTGTTGGCGGTACTCCTGCTTCTACTCCTGCCATGCCTGCTACTACTCCTGCTAACGCTCCCGCTGCTGCTCCTGCTGGCGCTGCTACAGGTGGTTGGTCTATTCGCCCTCGATAAGGATATATAATGGCTACATTCATTGTAACTTCTCCTGATGGCAAGGAGTATGAGATTACAGCCCCTGAAGGAGCGACACAAGAGCAAGTATTAGCCTATGCACAGCAGAACTTTAATAAGCCTAGCAAATCTGCTCCTACAGAAGCCCCTATTACGTCAGGCTTCTTAATGGGTTTGAAAGACCCTATCAGTGGTGGTGCTCAGTTGCTTCCTAAAGGCTTAGAAGCATTGACTTCTCTCGGAGGTCTTGCTCCTAACCCTGTAAGTAAGTTCTTCGGCTCCGAGGCGCAGCGTGTTAATCAACTTGTTCAAAGCGAAGAAGAAGCTTACAAGGCTAAGCGACAAGAACAAGGAGATACAGGTTTTGACTTCTCTCGATTGGCTGGTAACGTAATCAACCCTGCTAACTTAGCTGCTGTTACCCGTGGCCCTGCTTTGGTCCGTGCTGCCTCTACCGGGGCAGTAGCGGGTTCTATGCAACCTGTATATGGCAAGGATGATGAGTATTGGTCAACTAAAGCAACTCAAGCAGGTTTAGGCGCTGCTTTAGGCCCATTAACAGAACTAGGTGTGAACGGTCTTGGTAAGTTAGCAGCTGCTGTAAAAAGTTTGACTCCTTCAGGCCGTGAACAGGCTATGAAGAAGTATGTAGAAACCTTGGCAGGTAGTGACAAACAAGCTGTTATCAAAGCACTGCAAGATGCGCAGGAACTCGTATCCGGTTCACGTCCTACAGTGGCTGAAGCTTTGTCTGATATTCCTTCAGCAGTAGAACTGATTGCAGCTCAGAGTAAACTTTCAAGTAAACAAGGTGTTGTTGCTAAATTTACAGAACGCGGAGCAGAACAACAAGCTGCCCGTGTCCGTGCACTGCAAGGTATCTCAGGCACAGAAGCTGGGAGAACTGCTGTTGCTGCTGAACGAGATGCTGTTACTGGCGGTATGCGTGAGCAAGCTTTGAACCAAGCTGACATGGCTGGTCCGATCTTCACCAAACTTGAGAAAGAGATTGCTGATGGTTTTAACAGCGTAGCAGCAGCCGAGCAGACTACAGGGATGGTTGGTTTGGCTTCTAAAACACAACAAGCTACAGCCGCTAAAGGTAAGCCCGGATGGCTGACAGCAGGTGACCTTGCTGAAGATGCTTCTAAAAGAGCCTCTGCTTATTCTCAGAAAGCTAACACTCTTCGTAAGGATGTTCAGCTTAAGCAATATCAACTCAATAGTTTGGAAGCTAATGGTTTCTTTCCTTTAAGAGCTACTGATCTGACTGATAGTATTGATTCAGCTATCCGAGGCACAACTTCAGATATGAGCAAAGCAGTGTTGCAAGGTGTTAAGGAAAAGATTCTATCCAAAGCAGACGATAACGGTATCTTGAACAGTCGAGACCTATACGAGAACGTACGAAAGACACTTAATCAAGATATTGCTAAATATTTAGGACAAGGGGAACAGTTCGCGCAGGGCGGAATTCCAGAGCAAGCGGCAAAAGCAGCAGGAAATGTTAAAAAGTTCATTGACTCTTCCTTAGATAAATCATCTGATGGGTTATGGTCTAAATACCTCAACTCTTACTCTGATTATAGCAACAAACTGAATCGTATGGAGATTGGTGATTATCTGGTAAAACAATTACAGACACCTTTGGACAAAGAACGCGCAGGTGTGTTCGCTACAGCGGTGGAGAATGCAGCAAGTACGATAAAGAAATCTACAGGTATTCCTCGTTATGATAAGCTGGACCAAGTATTAACCCCTAAGGAAATAGGTACTGTTAATGCTGTACTAGCTGATCTCTCACGTAAGACCAAAGCTGATCAACTGGCAGCTAAAGTGGGTCAGTTAGAAGGAGGTCTGCCTGACGCTGCGGGAAGTATTCCGGGTCTTTTGTCCCGTGTTGTTGCCTTAACTAAAGAAGCTCTCGGTTTGTTACAACAGGGCAATCAAAAGAAGTTCAACGCTAAAATGGCTGAGCTGATGCTAGAACCTGCTGCAATGGCTCAGTTAATGTCTTCTGGTGTAGACAAAGGACGTATCTCTACTTTAGTTAGTTCAATGTTTAAATACATGGATGAACCTACCAAGGCAGCTTTTGTTCAATCGTTTACTGTACCAACAGTAGCAAGGGAAGGGGCTCAATAATGGTATTCGAAATAATCCAGAGTATCATAGAGCGTGAAGAAACAGTACCAATGGACATGACACAGGAGTAACAATGTCGAATCTATCACACACAACGGAGACAGCAACAGGAATGATGGCTAAAGCATCTGCTCCTGTCACTGTGTCGTTAGCCACTGTAGCAGGGTATCAGGTATCTGAGATTCTTCTTTGGTGTACCTTGATCTATACGGTATTGATGATTGCCCACAAGCTCTACAGCATCTACAAAGATGTGACAGCTCCTAAGCCATGATACGTCCTGCCGTTACTTCATTATACCTATCAGCAGCCGTGTTAGTAGGGATTGCTTTGGAGGAAGGATTTACTTCCAAGGCAATGATCCCTGTTCCCGGCGATGTGCCAACAATAGGCTTCGGTACGACTAAGGGAGTTAAGCAGGGTGATTCTATAACACCTGAGAGAGCACTGGTAAAGTTATTAGACGATGCCAGTACTTTCTCAGATGGTGTTAAAAAGTGTTCAGGTGTACCTTTGTATCAGTATGAGTTTGATGCTTATGTGTCACTCTCATACAACATCGGTACAGGAGCTTTCTGTAACTCTACTCTTGTTAAGAAGCTTAAGACTTATGACTACGAAGGAGCTTGTAAAGAGATTCTGAAGTGGGACAAGTTTAAGGGTCAACCTTTGAAAGGGTTAACACACAGGAGACAGAGGGAATATAAACTCTGTATGGGTAATGTATAAGCTTATAGCTGTCATTGTTATATGGTTATGTTCTATAGCTATTACAGGGTGGTTGTCGTATGGAGCAGGAGTAGACAAAGAAGCTACAAAGTTCATCAAGTATAGACAACAGCAACAAACCTTAGTTTTAGAACAACAGGAACAACACAAGGCTAAACTAGCTGAGCAACTTAAGGACAAAGAAGATGCTATTAAGAGTATTAACAAGCGTCATGCTACTATTGTTAGTGGGTTGCGCCAACGTACAGAGAGACCCATCACCATCCCTACCGTTAAAGAAGTTAGTAGTGCCACTGTCTGCACAGGAACAGGAAGCACTGGAGAACAACTTTACCGACAGGATGCAGAGTTTCTTATCGGGGAAGCTGCCAAAGCAGACATCCTCAGAGAAGCCCTAAAGACTTGTCGTACACAGTTATCAGAGCAGTAAACAAAGAGGCCCGTTAGAGTTCATAACTCTAACGGGCCTTTTTCATTCTACCTCAGCTTTAACTTTAACCTTCTTAAGCTTAGGAGGCTTATTCAGATTACCCAAGTAACGATACCTACGTAACATACGTTTACCTGCTTCTTCGGCATCAAACCAATACTCCTTACCATTCTTCAGCTCCTCCAGTTCCTTATCTGTCAAGAACCCTGTGTAAGCTTGGTCAAGTAATCGGTTAATCTGTCTCGTAGCGAAGTCAGTTTGTCCTTTAACATTAGGCACAGTCCCGATAGAACCATAGTGGGCAGTGTGAAGCATAAACTCAGCACTATCAGCAATGTAGCACTCAGGAGCCATGCAAGCCAACATACTGGCAGCACTATACGCAGCACCGATAACCGTAACAGATACATCACCTCGACATCCTTTCATAGCTTCAATGATTTGCCAGATAGAATCAGTGCGACCGCCTGAGCTATTGACCAATAGATTGACTGAATCATTCTCACCACAAGTAGCAAGGCAATGGATTACATCACGATAGTTACTAGGGGATGTAATATCATCATCAATGAACACCAGATGAGTGTTTATCTGGTTAGTAATAGTACGAATCAAACCCTTCTGTTCAGGCATCATCATCATTAGTTCTTCAATGTTTTCGTTAGCTTTCATACACCATCTCTTTCAGCTTTTGCTTTTAAATATGCTTGATGAGCTTCTTCCGCAGTATCATAAACGCCTATATGTAAGTGTTTATAATTATTTCGGATACGGACTTGGTACTTTTTGGAAGCTGGATTATAGATGTAACCTTTAACATTTCGTCTATTCCATAAATTTTGCATTCTTGTTACTTCCCTTAAGTTCTCAATTCTATTATCATTTCGTATCCCGTTAATATGATCAATATCGTTTTTAGGAAGTTCTCCTTTAAACATAAGCCAAATTAAACGATGTACCAGTTGGTTTTTACACCGCCAGTATCCATACTCTGTTAAAGAACCTATCGGTTTACCTACCATTGATCGATTAGAAGGAGACTTTTTCCATACTAATGTCTTGTGTTCTTCGCTAAATTCACAATATTCTTCTAAGAACTCTTTTGTGTATTTCATTCGCCGTCCTCATATTTAGTTTTAGCAATAATATAATTTTTTACTAATGAACTACGTACAATGTCTTCAATGTAGAATTCGATTCGAACAAATTCTTTCATCTTTGATGCAATATCAAAGAATTTAAGAATACCACTTTTATCGTCTTTCTTCTTTAAGTCAGTTTGGCGATAATCACCGCAGAAAATAATTTTAGATTTATCTCCCACTCGTGTTATTACTGTGTCCAACTCCTCAAACGTAAGGTTCTGGACCTCATCTACAACAATGATGCTGTTGGAGAAGGTAGTACCTCGGATAAACGATGTAGAGACAAACTCAATATGTCCTTGCTCTACCAATCTATCCCAAGCATCCTTACGCTTGAACAGGTCACTACAGATTTGACGGTAAGGTTGAATGTACACCTCCATCTTCTCGTCTGCATCCCCCGGTAAGAATCCCATATCACGGCCTTGAACACTGCTACGAATAATAGTCACCTTGTTAAAAGGATTGTTACGATCCATAGCCTCTTCCAAAGCTTTGTACAAGGCAATGTATGTCTTACCTGTACCTGCTACACCATGCAATGCCATGAAGTAGTTTGAGGCTTGGTAGGCCTCAAAGAAGTCCATCTGCTTCTCAGTCTTGGGCTTAATGACTGTCATATCATCTAGCTTTAACTTCAAGCTGTTGTTGACTTTCTCACGAGGTGTTAGTTCCTTTGCGGGAATAGCTCGATTCATTTGTTTAGTTGCCATTAATTCCAATGCCTCCACGTATTTGCAATAATATGAATGCAGGTAATCATCTCGACTACCCGCATAAGAATCATAGTTTTAGTCATTAACCTCCTTGACAAACTCGATGTGCGGAACCTGACGAACCATGGGGAACTTCTCCATGAACTCTTCCCGTGTAATGTCTTTACCAATGTTAATCTCTGTAAAGGACTCGCCCTCTTTAGTCAGGCGAGCCTTCAGAGCTACACAGGCAGGACAATTATCCTTAGTGTAGACGTTTACTTTCATACTTAGATTTCACACCCGCCGGCGCTGCAAGCCAAGGTCTGAGCACCTTCCACGTTATCAGTATTCTCGATGAACTGATCCCAATCAATACCCTTAGGCATAATAGCTAACATCTCTTCATAACCTTTCTCATCAAAGGACTCATAGGGAGCCTGTCGATACGTCCCGCCATCCATAGGCAAGAAGCTAACACCTGTAATCTCATCAAAGTTCTTCCAGCACCATGCACCAACTTCAGGCCACTCATGTTCCAACACTGAGATTGTAACAGAAGGCTTATGCTCACAGTAGTGTCGCTGATACATCAACCACAGCTTCAAGTGTTGAATAGCACTCAAGTCCTCACGCAACACAGCACCTTCAGCAACCTTTACAGGGAAGCTAAACACTGTAGTGCTCTCAGGCTTCATCACACAAGGCTCAGAAGGGAATCCTTGAGACTTCAGGAAGTTAGTCAGAGGGTCTTTGTTATCAGATCGTACACGGCGAATAAAGTACTGAGAGTGCTGAGGGTGAATGCCACTAGCAGTACTGGTGAGCTGAGATACAGTTCCTTCAGGTTTGATAGCGGTAATAGCAACAGAACGGTTGATACCAATAGCATCAGCATACTCAGCGTTAACATCAACAGCAACATTCTTCAAGTTCTCCAAGATAGTAGGAAGCTCAGCGTTATCAGGATCATTCAACAAAGAGTTATCCATAATACCTGTCATAGACACACCCAGCAAACGCTCTTCTTCAGTGTTTGTCTGCCACACCTTACGCAGGTATGGGAAGTTAGTCATGGTCGATTGAAAAGTCCCGAGAATAGTTGCCATAGCAACCTTATCCCGAAGTCGATCCAGAGTATCAGTGCTACGAACAATAACACTGGAAAGATTGCAAAACTGATAAGGGCGAAGAATAATTTCAGAGCAAGGGTTAGTGCCCCACTCTTGATCAGGCTTTCGTCGACCATTCTTTGCAACTTGAAGCTCTGAAGCGTAGCGATTAAAGATTCCGCGCTCTCCCGAATGACTTTCATAAATGCTACTCCATTCACGCATAAACTGCCCAACATCGGGCTTAACTTCATACACTGCACTGTTGTTAGCCAAGGCACGTTGACCGTTACCATCCCACCAGTTACCTGCCTTAGCATGAGCCATACGATCATCACCAAGGTCAGACAACGAGATCATTGCACTTCGACGTACCCCACCAACAACGACGACTTCTCCAATCTTACATAGAATGTCGTGCGCTTCAAGTGAGGTAAGTTTTCGGCCAGCAGCACCTTTGAACTTTCCGACAGTGTATTTAAACAATTCAACCAAAGGCTCCGGGCCACTCGCACGACCACCGAATGTTTTAAGACGTGTTCCGGCAGGGCGCACACTAGATACGTCCCACTTAGGTGCTTCTCCAGCATATAGCAAGGAGATAACCTGTCGCAGTGCCTTTGCCCATCCTTCTTTAGAGTCTTTAACGACAACCACAGTGTTGCTATCATAAAGCTTCTCTGGAATCTCTGGCAACTTGTTAACATACTTTTGCTCCACACTGAAACCAACACCTGTACCGCACAGGAGAATGTACATAGCCTCATCAAAGCCTTTAGGGTCATCAATAGGCAGGTAAGAGCAGTTATAACCTGCAATGTTCTGTCGCTCCAGCGCGTCACCCGCTGTCATAATGCTACGCATAGAAGGCACAACATCAAGGTTAGTCACAGCAGTCTGCAGCTTGTTACGAAGTTCACCTGTCAATGTGTAGTCGTGATTCTTCTTCAGGTGTTTCTCCATGAAGTCAAAGTAACGGGCTACTGTCTCAGGCCAATGCTCACGGCGACCCTTATCATCCAAGAATCGTGCATAGCGACTCTTAGCGATATAGTGGTTGTAAGGCATCATTGTAAATGTATCTGTGGTCATTCAATTTCTCTTTCTAGTTTATCTTGGTTATCTTCAATCAAATCTTCGAAACGCTGAACAAGGTCGTAACTATGGATATTTAATATCTCCAGTATTGTAACCTCATCCAGCATTGCAAGCCTCTCTTTTAACTCTTCAAAAGTCAGGTTTGTCATAGCTATCAATTAGCTTATCTAAATACCAACGAGCTTTCTTCAGGTCCTCTACTCCATTCTTGTCCATGAAGCGCATCAGGTATTGCATCATCTGTACATAGTCAGACGTGAGAAGAGGAAAATACTCTTCACAAGTATCATCAATCTTGACTACCAATCTTTCGATGACATCTCGCACTTCAATGTTCTTTTCAGGGAACAACATGTAGTGTTTAGGTTTGTTAACTACATCATACTGAGGCTTAGAAGTAGTCCAGAAGTCTTCCTGAGTCACGCCATTAGTTCCTTGAAACCAATCATCAATAGCTTCCTTCAACGTCTGAGGTCCATGATTAGGAGCATACGCAGTAAAAGCAACCCAATTAGAATAGTTAGTACACCCTGCACAAGGAGCTTCTAAGTCCTTATCCATCTTTGCATAGAAGCAAGTATTACACTTGTTTACTGCCATATTTACGCTCCAAGTATTCTATAGATAGTAGCATCTCATCGAAGCCACCATCCTTGACATCATTCAATACAACCAAGCCACGCCAATGACGATTGCTCAGTTGATCCATGTAATCTTCGTCATGAAGATAATAGCTACCAGCAATAATAGCACAGATAGGTTTACCATCAGCCCGTTTACCATATGCAATTTGCTTACCTTGTTGATGCCCAGCAATACAAGACATATGCAACTTGTTAATAATAGCACCAGCACTACCTGCAGGTCTCCCCATAGCTCCAACAGGCCAGAAGTGGCTAAAACCCACACCGTTAATAAATACAGGATGCAAGAAAGGACAAACCTCCCAATCCTTGTCGTAATCCAAGTCTTTAACACTGATTAAACCTTCCAATGTAGGGTTGTTGTTAACAGCACGATTGATACGATTCTCATGGTTACCCAGAGTCAGGATCATACGAGGCTTATACACCTTGTGTTTGGTTTCCTTCTGAGTCTTCTGCAAGTCACGCAGAGGTTTCAGAAGCTTCTTCATAGCCTCCTTAACAACCTCTACATCTTTCTTGTATCGAAGACCTTCAAAGTACTTAGAGCCCTTGACATCATGGGTAGACAAAGAAGGCATATCTGCAAAGTCACCAATGTTTATAACAACATCTGGTCGATAATCACAGATAGCCTTACCTGCCCACTCAAGATGTAGGGGTTGTATTGTTCCAATAACTAGCCGCCGTGACAGGCGTAGCAGTAGTGTTTAGCAAAAGATATTTAGTGTTACCAACATCCGCATGATAAACAGCCCAATTTGTAGCAGCTCCGCGAGCCTTCACAATCATCAACTCAGGCACTGCTGCTAGGTTGTGTGAAAACGTAGTCGCAGAACCCGTCCCTGTATAGCAAACCACATCAAAGAAGCCGGGGGCGCGTCTGAGTGTCCAGTTTACGTACGTGCTTCCAGAGGCGTTGATGACAAGGTTGTCTCCATCGGCCCCCACCGTGTATCCGTTTTGAACATCAAACCCGGTTAACGAGGTTGAGCGGAAAATCTCTGCTGCTGTTGAGTTGGAATAAATCTGGTTCCCGCGCCCGCGCAGTCTGTCCCACCAAGACACGTTCCTGACGTTATCTGTGCTTTTGCTGATAACAAGATCAGCCGGATTTATGCCTGCTGTTACTGTTGCAGTTGCGCCTGTTCCGCTTCTTGTCAACGCATTGTAAACACTCGTCCCCGTTGTCGGCACTTTCATCGGGCCACGGCGTATGGCGATGTAGATGTAGGTGGCGTTTGGTGTAATAGCTGTAACATTAAATCCTGTTGCCGTAGGGACATGAAGTGTTGGGCCAGCATACTCTGCACCGTTAGTGTTTGGATACAAAGACGCAGTTGTTGTGTGACTCATGCCCCGCATTGAATCTGATAAATTCCACCAATCAGACCCATCAGCTTGTTTTCTTAAAACCAATTGCGGCTCATAACCAAGGTTAACTGTTGCGTTGCCAGAACCATCAGTTGTAAACGACCCACACGAAATCACATTGTCCGTACCCGTCAGGCCAAAGCCTCCTGCGTCATGGGCGAAGAGGTAGGCAACGTAGGTCACCCCAATAGAATTGAACGCGCTTGCTAAAGAAATACCTGTTGATGTGGGCGCTGCCGCCAACAAGAAAGCACCCGGTCCACTTTGAGCCGCTGTAGTATTAAGCAGAACTTGATACTGATCTGGGTTTGTGCCACCATTCAAACTTCGGTGATAAACAACCCAGTCGCTTGTTGCGCTTGTTCTCTTACCAATTACGCAACCCGGCACAGAACCAAGATTGTGAGCAATAGTGCGTCCAGTAACACCATCCCCCGTATACGTCACCACATCAAAGAACTTCGGCTGCTTTCTGAAGGTCCATGAGGCGTAGTTGTCACCATTGAAGTTTGCCGTTGACGATGAACCAAGGGTAAAGCCGTTGGAGTTGAACGATGTCAGCGCCGTTGTCTCAAACGTGTTTCCAGATGTTGTGTTTGACGATAGCCAATTGCTGCTTCCAACCGCCGTATTAAACAGGCGATGTCCGTCGGCGGTAGTCCTGTCCTTCATCCAAACCAACCCACCCTTACCCGCCAGATCAATCCCGTTGGTGATGGTCTGGGTAGCACCTGTGCCCGTGTACAGCCAAGTGCTGAAGACGTCTTCTATATAGTTGGCTGCACCGTTAGCAGCCGATGTATTTGAACTAAGCATTAATAGTCCTTAAACAGTGTAGTTCTTGCCAGCATCTGATCCATACCAGTTAGTACCGTCAGATGTGAAGATGTACTTATCAAGTTTGGAAGCAGTAGCTGTAATGGTTGGAGCAGTACCACCGGGCCACTTAACAGCAGCAGGCCATGTCACTGTGCGTGAGCCTGTACCGTCTTGCTTGAGCAACATAATGAAGCTCTTACCAGCAGCGGCTGTTGGGAATGTAAAGGTGCAGTTGCCTGTCAGTGTCAGGATTTGCACAGTACCGTTAGCCAAGTCAATGGTGTAGGCAGTGCTGGTGTTAGCTGTCACAGTCTCTTCTGTGTAGCCGTTGGTGAACGTACCAGCTTCAATGGTCTTGTTAGTAAGGGTTTGTGTTGCTGTAGTTCCTGCCACACCTGTCAAAGTGTTATCAGCATAAGCAATTGTCTTGTTGGTCAGTGTCTCAGTACCGGACAAAGTAGCAAAGCTACCAGCAGTCAGTGTAGCCTGAGACCACACAGAACCTGTCCATACCCACAGATTACTACTGGTAGAGTTCCAATAGATAGCACCTGTCAACAGTGTGTTACCATCGTTATCGACAGTAGGAGCAGAAGACTTAGCACCTAAGTAACGATCATCAAAGCTATCAAAACTTGCAGCAGCACTAGAGGCACTGGCAGAAGCAGCAGAAGCACTTGTAGAGGCTGCACTAGCTGAGTTTGCTGCATTGGTAGCACTGGTAGCAGCAGCGGCTGCAGAAGTTGCAGCAGAAGTAGCAGAACCTAAGATACCATCAACATACAGCTTGGTAGTAGCATCAGCATCAGCAGTAGGAGTACCTAAGCCTGTAATCTTATTGCTACCCATTGCGATAGCACCAGACATAGTGCCACCTGCCAAGTTAAGCTTTAAGGCATCTGCTGTATCGACATAAGTTTTAGTGGTAGCATCAGTACCTGCTGTAGGTGTACCAAGACCTGTGATCTTGTTAGTACCCATAGCCAAAGCACCAGACATTGTGTCACCAGATTTAGATACTTTGGTAGCAATAGAGGCTGTCAGTGTTGCTGCTAAGTTAGCATCATCATTCAGAGCAGCAGCAATCTCATTAAGGGTGTCTAAGTTAGCAGGAGCACCGTCAACCAAGTTACTGATAGCTGTATCAACATAAATCTTAGTGGCTGCATCGCTGTTGTTGACAGGAGTAGCCAAACCAGTAATAGTAGCCGAAGTACCTGCATCCATGTCCAGCGAACCACTGATGGTTACATGGTTGAATGTAGAAGTACCACTAGCCGCTGTGACGTTACCAGTTAAGTTACCTGTGACGTTACCTGTGACGTTACCTGTCACGTTACCTGTATGCACACCAGCACTGTTACCTGTCAAGTTACCTACAAAGCCTGTGGTAGCTGTAACGGTAGTGCCTGTCACTGCAGCAGCAGTTGTAGCACCGATAGGTGTGTTGTTGATTGTACCACCTGTTTGAGCAACACCTGCAACTGTACCGCCAGTGATTGCTACAGCACTAGCTTCTTGATTACCTAATGAACCTACAACCTTAACAACAGTAGCACTATTGTCTTTGGTATATAACTTCTTATCGGTGACGTTGATAGCTAACTCACCTTTAACTAAGTCACCAGCTAAAGGTACAGCAGAGGCTGTGCTACTATTCTTTGTAATGATTGTGGACATTTAAGCTCCAGATTTAGCGTTGTACCATTGTTGTAAAGGTGTTACCACATCACGAGGTGTCTGAGGTAAGTATGCGTTGTAATACTGCTGCAACTGATTGTAGTAGTTAGGATCGTTAGTGGGCATTGTCTGTGTAGGTGCTTGCAGCGGAGTATTAGTACCTCCACCAACAGCTCCTGCAACAGCACCTGTTCCTGCTAAAGTCACACCTGCTTTGACTAAGTTAGCAATCTGACTAGATGTTAAACCACCGCCAGCGGCAGCAGTGCCGGGAGTAGTCACATTAGCGCCTGTGGTTGTGCTAACACCGCCTCCTGCCACAACACCAGTACCTGCCCCTGCAACATTACTTAACAAACCACCTGCACCGGGTAATTCCGAAGTAGGGTATGTAGTAGCCATGTTCACATCATAGATGTTGTTACCAAAGCTATTAGCTAAGTTAGTAGCAAGATCAGCCTGTGTCAAGTTAGGATTAAAAGCTATCTGTTGTGAGATGTCAGCAGCAATTAAAGGATCAACACCTGAGGCAATCAGATTCTGTTCAATAGCAGCAAAATTATTACCTATTTGATCACGTAATTGTAATGCATCAGCAGCAGCAAAATCAGCAGCAGAACCTGTTTGAGACATCAAGCCTGTGTTGGTGCTCAGGTTGTTTAACTGGTTTGTCATTGTCGTGACATCTAAACCATTAACAGCCATAGAAGCAGCTAAGTTTGCAGCAGCTCCGGAAGCATAACCAGAAGCGCCTAGAACCTGAGAAATCTGAGCCTCTGACAAGCCTGCTTTGGCTAGTTGAGCAGCATCA